GGATTGCTGCTGAAAAACTAGGTATTGGTACTGAGAAATTAGACGTGTTAATTGGATTAGCATGGGTACTAGGATTATGTAGTGTTGCCGTTATTAACTGGATTTCTAATTACATGGTCAAGCGAGAACACATGGATATTGGAGAAGTAGCAGAAGAAATTAAGCAAAAAAGAGCAAAGAAATGACACTCATTCATTGGCTCATGTCTATTCTAATAATTGAACTAATTGCAGTCTTTGTAGTAGCTTTCTTAGCCTTTTCAGGGTTCTTTACTGAAATGCGAATGTTGAGCAAGATTGGCATCTTTGTCATGACAACAGGCTTAATGGTGCAAGTCATGCGTTCATTACATTACTTTGAGTTTGGTGCATATCCTGTAGACACTTTGTTTCCTCTGTGGATAACTAAGGATATTGGTGCATCTATTATCATATTTGACTTAGCATTACTTCATTTTAGAAAGGCTAAATAATGTTTCCACTTACAGCTTTATTTGATGTTGGTATGAAAGTTTTGGATAAGTTTATTCCCGATCCAGAGGCCAAAGCTAAAGCCCAGCAAGAACTTTTACAAATGCAACAAGAAGTTAAATTGGCTGAATTAAACGCTGATAATATAGAGGCTCAAGAACTTACCAAGCGACAATCTGCCGACATGATGTCAGACTCTTGGCTATCTAAAAACATTCGTCCTATGACCCTTATATTTATTTTAATGACCTATACAACCTTTGGCATGATGAGTGCATGGGATATTGAAGTAAATAATAATTATGTGGAACTACTTGGTCAATGGGGTATGTTAATAATGAGCTTTTATTTTGGCGGTAGGACTCTGGAAAAAGTAATGGAGATGAAGAAAAATGCTAAGTAACTGGGATAAGTCTTTTGATATGGTGATTGCCCATGAGGGTGGTTTTACTAATGATGAGAGAGACCCTGGTAATAAGTTACCAAATGGTCGTAAAGGTTCTACTATGTTAGGTTGTACTCAAGCAAATTGGGAGAAGTACATAGGGCATCAAGTTACTCAAGATGATATGAAGGCATTAAAGAAGGAAGATGTTAAACCTCTGTACAAGCGAGACTACTGGGATGCTGTAAAAGGAGACTCCTTACCTGTTGGAGTAGACTACGCAGTTTTCGATTTCGCAATTAATGCTGGTCCATCCGCAGCTCGTAAGATGATTCAAAAAGCCCTTGGTGTAACTGCTGATGGTGCTATTGGCCCAGCAACCATGAAAGCAATTCAAGAGGCTGATGGTAAAGAATTACTAGAGAAGTTTAGTCATAGCAAAGAAGCCTTTTACAAGTCATTGCCGACATTCCCAACCTATGGTAAAGGATGGTTGAAGCGTGTAGCTGATGTACAAACATCTGCCTCAACCATGATTGGATAACTACCAGAAGATATTTTTAAATATCATCCACCAAGAAATATCTTTTTTAAGGAGTGCTTCTTGAAGTCTGAGCATATCTCGATCATTCTCAAAATATGCTCGTGGTTGATAATTAATACCTATCTGTAAACCTGTTTTAGTTGTATATGGAGTCATGGCTTTTTCACCAATCTATACATTTTAAACTTCCGACTTTCGTGCCATCTATCCTCGATAACATAACCCTTGGCTCGAAGTTCACCGACTCTGGTGCTTAACTTCATAGTACCACATCTATGTAGCGCATCAAGAGGGCTAATCCATTTGGCAAGTGCAATAACAATCAATTCGTATTGGCTCATCATATTCTCCTAGAAGGGTAGATTATCGTCAGGTATATCAGCTAAAGTCTTAGGGAAAGCATCTTTAGGCTCTGGATCGTTCAAATAAGCAATCAAGCAACCATCTTTTAAACTAAATAATGGGATAGTCTCTAGCTTTAACATGAGGCCATTCTTAGTTTCTAGGATAATTCCTATTGATTGATATTTCTTCTTTGCCTTACCATCTTTATCTTGATACTCGGATACTGCTGCTTTTATGTAGTAACGGATTCCCATATTATTCACCTTTCATTAATTGTGATTCAACTTCTACTTCATTCAGAAACTTCAAAACTTCTTCTTCCATCTTCTTAATAAATTCTTCTTCTCTCAATACTTCTTCAATGTACAACTGTGATCTAGGAGGCATGCGCGGATCGAATGAAACGAACCAGACCGACTTAGCACCTGTGCATGACATTTGGGCTTGTATTTGGGTATAGTATTTAGATGGGCAACCATCCTTAAAATATGACCAATGGACTGCACTCTGATATGGACACTTTAATTCCAGTAAAGAATCACCAATAACACCATCAGGACTACATCCAAAATTTTTAATCGTAGGATGGTCTACAAATGCAACTTGATCTACAAATACATTATGAGCAACCTCAAACGCTGTTCTAGCAGTCTGTTCATTGTCTTTGCCATGTTGCATAGCATCGTTCATAAAAGAAGGCTCTATGACACCTGTAACACGCTGTAACGCTAATTCTATTAAATAATTACCACGACTAGCTGATACACCTGTCTTTGTCTTAGCTAGAACATCTGCAACCCTACTAGCTGTCACTTTTCCTCTACGAATCTCTAGCCAAGAGTCCGAGCCTTGTTCTACTTCTCTATAAATCATTGATTCAGTCATTTTTAAGATACTTTCTTTTTAAGTTCATCTACGAGTTCATTTAGATCAGGAGTAATACGATTAATAGTTTTAATATATAAATAACTAGAGCATAGACAACGGCCTCTAGTCTCATACATACTTCCAGTCACAATATCCATAAACCGAGGATGATCATCATGTCTAGTAAGAATAAAATACCGATTACCTATATTTGTTTCACCTAAGTACAACTTCTTACCAGTAAGCCAAGACTTCATTAAGGCTCTTTTAGGTTGATGTAGTGGGTAACATTGTGATGATGCTGCAAATGTTTCAGTCATTGCTCACTCGCTTTCTTTAGTATTGCTTTAGCAAAATCAAAATAACTACTTCTTTTTAAATTTTCTTTAAATTCATTTTTTTTATTAAATAATTTTTTATACACTTCGAGCATTTCTTCATCCGTTAATTTACGCATATAAGGTCTTGAATCAGTCATTTTCTTTTTTTCTTTTTTTAAAAATTTTCGATCTGTTTTTAAATATAAATTGTGTATAGCAAGTTTTTCTTTTATATGATCATTTGTAACATTTCCTATATTTGGGTATTTTAGTAACATTGATTCATGCAAAATTAAATCCTCTATAGTTTTTATATTTGCTTCAGCTTTTAACCAATGCAAAGCCCTTGTATTCAAGCCTAATTCTTTAATTGGTAATTTAATATCTATCATCTATCGCTCCTCTCTTGTTTGGCAGCTAAACACATTTCAGCAAACTTCTTAGGTACATCTGGATGCCATCCACCGATTAAGTTGCTACAGTTAAACTTAAATACTTCTTCTTTACGACTGAGTTCTGTCATATAAATAATGAATCCACAGAATACAATCCACATTGCTATTACAAATAAGAAACTTTTACTCATAAGACATCTTCCTTTTTATATTTTCGTTTGATAATAAAAGCTAGTTTTCTAAGTGCTTTGCGTTCAATTACTTCAATTTCTCGTCTTGGAAGTTCTAATATAAAAGCAACTTCCTCCTGAGTGAAATAATTATTAGTTCGTGGTTCTCTCGAATTTTTCATCTATTTTCTTTAGTAAGGATTCAAGTCGATTATTCCAGAGTTTAGAATCTGCATTTTGTGGCCATGTAACAAGATATTCTTTGACTAATGTTGTAATCACAAGATAATCAACCTCTTTTTGCTTACTCAATAAAGACTCTATTTGCTCATTAAATGTCATACAAGTTCTGCCTTTCTTTTATCCTTGGCTTTTGAAATTCGATCAATTGCTACTTTATCCTTTGATAGTTCTTTATAGGCTTGTCCATAAGCAGCTTTCAAGGTATCAATGTCCAGGCACTCTCCAATCATATCTACCCAGTTAGTGCAGAGATCAGTTAGATCAGGAGTCTCCTCATCTATTGCCTCGCTTGGAAGATCACTACCGGCATAGACATACATACCGATACCGAAGCAAGCTATATTCTTAGCCAAGCACCTCATTTGTGAATCACTAATCTTTCGTGCATCTGGTGACTTAACTGCATTATTTCGGTTATCCATTACAGGTAATTGCATTTCTAAAGTTTTACCAAATGCAGTAACCTCAGTCTTAACCATC